ATGGCAACGGCAGCACCCACTGTAGCTCCACCGACTGGTGGGGATGCAACAGTAGGATCGCCAGGTGGCGTAGGAATGGATCAGGCAGATGTTGTCGGTGCAGTAGCAGATGCGAGTATTCCAGCAGCTACGACTTTTGGGCCACCTCCAACAAATCAAGCAGAAATTGATGCTAGGGCTGCTGCAATGGAAGCCGAAGGCAGAAGGCAACGTGGCGTAGATACTGCTGCTACTGCTGGAGTTCCTGAGTTTAGCGATCAAGGAACACCACAAGGTGTGCCAGCTATGGACCCAAATGCACCAGTTAGGAATGAAGCACAATATTCAAATCAATTTGTACCTAATCCACCTCCTTCTATGTCTCAACAGCCACCAGGTGGTGGTAGCGATGAATTTGGTGGTGGTGGAATGCTTTATCAAGACCCGTCTTTAGCAGGGCCAGTAGGTTTGTCTAACGATCCAGCAACACGGGCTAGACAGGATGCACAGGCTGCTGCTCAACCTATTGGTGGGCCAGGATATAGACCTCCTGCAATGGATACAATGACTCCACCTGGAGGTCAGCCACCAGTACCACCAGCAGATGGTGAGCAGTTTACACCAGCTTCAATCGGTGGAATAGAGACTGTATTAGCCCAAGAAGGTCCGACTGTTACTGCTGCCTCTGCTTTAGGCCGTCCAGAAGGTGAGGGTGTGAGTGCATACATGGACGCTACAGGTGTAGGTTCCCAGATAGAATCAGCAGAACAAGACTACCAACAACAATTAAATGCACTACAGGCTAGGCAAGCAGGATCGGGAGCTTTCGGCTCTAGAGGCGATCTTGAAGAAATGGGTGCTATGGGTGAGCATCTGCGTAATATTGGGAATATCAGGGCTGCTGGCTTTGATAAGGCTGCTCAGAGAATGGAACAAGACTTGGCCAGAGAACAGCAAGCTGCATTAGAGCAAGAACGACTGCAACAAAATCTCACAGGTCAACAGCTAACTGCTGCTCAAGCACTTGGCCAAGAAGAACGTGCAATCGGCCAAGAGTTCCGAGATATGGGTGCAGACCAAAGAAGGATAATGGAGCAACAAAGAATATTTGATGAAGAGCAATGGAGAAGGACGATGGAAGGCCCAGGCAGAGAACTTGCTATGGTACGAGGATTTTTACCACCCGACATAAGACAACAGATGGTTAGAGACCCTTCTGGAACACAGAAAGCGTTAAGCCTTGCTAGTGGAGTTGGAAGTCTTCTCGGTGGACCTGTCGGAGGACTTTTAGGCAAGGGCCTAGGTGCTTTAGGTGGTCTATTTGGCGGTGGCAATAAGGGGCCAGAAATTTAATGGCTCGCAATCCTGTATTAGACGCTTATGGTGGATTCTTGAAAACCAACTTTCCTGGTAGCAGAGTCACAGAGATTGGTCTTAATGGTGACGATGATGACGAAAAGAAGGAGAAGGGTACATCACTTCCTGCTGGATTTGGCGGGATTGGTAGAATTTCTGACTTTATGCAAAATATTACTGATCCTGCACAAAAGGTAGAATTTAATCCTGCAATGTTTCTGGATGGTTCGCAATCGCCTCCACCAGTCGATCAGGTTGCCCCTACTCCTAGTGGGACTCCTAATTTCGTGGAAATGCGATCTCAGAACCCAAGCCCTGGATCATTCAGGGAAGGTTTCGATGCTATGATTGGAGGATTTCCAGGAACAGGTGAACCTACACCAGGTGAATCCCGATCAGATGTATCTATACCAGCTAAACCTATACCAGCTAAACCTGGAGCGATAGCTGCACCAGAGGGACCATCACAGTTGGACTTAGAGTATATGGCTAGAGGTTTATTAGTTCCAGGTGATCCAACACGCAGACTAGATGCTAACCAAGCTAGAGGCAGGATAATGGATCTAGAGATAGACGTTGATGAGCCTGACTTTGAAGCACAAACACGGGCAGTTGCTCCACGCAGTTTCTTTGACAAAATCCGTGGTGGAATATCTAAGATCGGAGAAGGACTGCAAAGAGAAGGCGTGTCTGAAGCATTAGGGCAGTTCTCAAGAGATATTATTGCTACACCTGACATTGGTACAGCATTAGGACCAGCACTATCAGGGGCAGCAGCAGAGCTAGAGTTGGGTGAGGAAAGGATCGCAGGACTAGAAGAGCAGAAACGAGTAGGAGATATGGATGAAGCCGAACTGGTACTGTATCACTTACGGCGTGGTGATTCTCAGTCTGCCATGCAAGCTATGAAGGCCATTGAAATGATGACTGAAGTTCCACCTGAACAAGATTGGGAACTCTATACTAACACTCCTGTAATGAAGGATGGTGTACCTGGATTCTTAGCTATGGATAAAAAATCAAGTAAGGTCGTATTCTTCACAGCAGATGCCGTCAATGCAAGTGGATTAAAGGCAGATAAAGATGCGCTACTCAGTAGACCAACTCTTGAGGCTAATGAAGATCTAACTGTGCATAACCGAGATTTCGCTATGGCAGGGGTTCCAGTCGCTAGAAATGAAGCTGGCGAATTATACGCAACATCAGAAAAGGGTGGCATAGCAGCCCTATTGGATAAAGACCTACACAAGGCAATGATGGGTCAATTTATCTCACAGGCAGTATCGGGAGATGAAAACTTTTTCGTGAAGACATTCAAAGATTTTGGTAGAGCCTTTACTAGGACCGATCCGATAGCTCAAGAGATACAACAAGGCTATGTGGATGCGTATAACTTTATTAACCCGATTGTACGTTATCTGTCTGGAGCGCAAATGACAGACGCAGAAGCAAGACGCTACTATATAGCATTGGTTCCGAAGCCAGGTGATCCATTTAATATTGTACTAAACAAGAGAAAGAAAAGAGAGCTTCTTGCACTAGCGATGCAAGGTGATGAATCAGTATTTCGTGATCTGACACCAGAGTTGTTCAAAAAGCGTGGAGATAGAACAGGAAGGTTTAGTCCAGAAAACGATCCAACTGGTGCTAGGGCTGCTAATCAAATTCTCGGAGAATTGGACGAACTGTATGGTTCAACAGAGGATGTTGGGTCAGAGATGACAGATGAGGAGTTACCATTATAAATGAATAAATTTGAGGTTTTGCTCAGAAAATTCAGAGAAGCGATTGCTGCTGGAAAAGATCGTGACGAAACAGAGGCCAAGGTTTTGGCTCATGTCATGGCCACTGGTCGAGGCGAGTTCAATAGCATAGAAGAATTAGAACGTGCAGGTATGGAAGGAATTGAGCGAGACTTGGACGCATCAGAGACACGACTTGGAAACCTAGCACGAGGTGCAGCACAAAGCCTTACTGTAGGCTTATCTGATGAGCTGGCAGGTGTAGCTAGGGGTCTTAACCCATTTGATGATATTAAAGGGTTTGGTGCAGGATATGAATCTGGCAAACAAGAAGCAACAGCCAAGCTAGAGAGGGGTAGAAGAGAAAATCCTGTTGCATCATTTATAGGAGAAATGGCAGGTGCAGTCGTACCAGGTGTAGGAGCCATGCGTACAGCATCGATGATTCCAAAAGTGGGTCGTGCGCTAAGAAATCCGAAATTGCTTCCCAGAGTAACAAGGAGTGGCCTAGAACCAGGTAGATTAGCGTCTACAGCAGGATTGGGTGCAGTAGAGGGTGGTGCCTATGGATTTGGTGCAGGTGAAGGTGGCATAGAGGGCAGAATGGAATCTGCTGAAACAGGTGCAAAATTTGGTGGAGTAGTGGGTGGTGTATTACCAGTGCTTCCATTAGTGGGTGGTGCATTACGAAGACAGGGTGCTAGAGGTGGAACGATACAAGAAACACTACAAGAAGGCATAGAAGGTGTACGTCCTAGGCGAGTCGATCTTGGTACGTCCCCTAGAACTGAACGAGGTCCAAGGGGACTCCTTGATAGTCCAGAGACCCAACTAGAACCTGTCCGAAATAGAAGACGAGATACTGTAGTAAAACTAAGGGAAGATAAGGCAACAGCTAGTAAGGCTTATGATACACTGATGGATGCAAACAAAAAAGGTTGGACAGATGCTTCTACAGGACCAAGAATGGTCGAATTTGAGGACGGCTTCAAGTTTTACGAACATCCTGATGGAAGATGGGTAGATGACCTGGACAATCCAGGTGACAGTTGGCCGAACCTGGAGTCACTGAAAGAAAGTATTAAGAAATATGATCTCGGTGCGACATTCTCAGGTGGGCCAGGGTCTGGCAAGACCACTGATAAGATAGAAGCCTTTTTCAAAGAGAATTTGAATAGAAAGGGACTCGGCCCTAGAAGTGGGTGGAGTACAGAAGTAGAAGAATCAGTAGAGGCCATAGATGATCTTCTCAGGGCTGGTGGAGGCGAAAATCTGCCGTTAAGAGAGGCCGAAGAAATTCTTAAACACATGAACGAAAGAGCAAGGACTGGTTTAGGTCGATCCAGACCTCTGGCTGATGAGTTAAAGGGTCTAATAGATGATGTTTGGCCCGATATGCCTACTATTCGTTCTAACTATAATCTGGCAAATGTCATAAAAGAGGCTTACGATGCAGGAGCAGGACATGGGCTTAGTAAATCCATAAAAGCCAGAGGAAGGACAGGTCTGTTTTCAAAAGATAAGTTATCTTTAAGACAAGACCTACTAAACGCAATGGATGAACTGGTAAACGATTCTAGGATTACAAGCCTTCCTAAAGCACAGCAAGAGGCTAGAAAGGCAGCCGTAGAAAGACAGTTTCTTGATGGTGTCTGGGATCGCTTTTCCAGGGAACTGGAAGGTGGCACTGACAAAGAGGGTATCACTAAACTTTATAAGCTGACTAGGGGCGAAGGAAAGGAATGGTTTAGAGAGTTCTTTGAGGAAGGTCCGAAAGGAGACAGAGCCTTCCGACAAGCTATGAACATAGTCGAGGATATTACTCCATTCAGGGAAAGACATAAACTTCTTTATAACTTTATGAGAATGGCAGCAATATTCGGTGCTGCTAGGGCAGCTTTTGCTAGTGGTGAGAGTGGTCTTCTTGGGACAATAGACCCATTCTAAAGCAACTATTAGCTGACGAGAATGGTAAGTTCTCCGCAGCCAGAACCTTCCTTGCAGTTTGCCTAGCATTTACGGGGTTCATAATTGTGACGGATGCGTTGTTTTGGGGCGAAGTCCCCAATGCAGCCTACGCATTACTCGGAACCATCTTCACTGGACTGCTCGCATGGACGGCTGGTCCAAGAATTGCTCAATATCTCGGCCCCCAGATTGGGGCCGTTGCAAAGGGAATCGGAGATGCCGTTAAACAACCTCGTAGGCCCGATCTCTTGGATAATAACCCGAAATTCCGAGAGAATGACGAGAAGTGATTGGATAGAAGTTTGTGGAGACAGACTCCATGAGCTAGGCATCAAAAACTTCACCCCCCTCGAAATCTGTGATGTAGGTCGCACTTCTGGTGATACTATCTTACAAGCTCCAGACCTCAAGTTACTTGAAAATGCAGTCAAACTAATAGATATTCTATCATGGCTTCGTGAAGAAGAAGTCACGGCCCCTGTGCTAGTCAACTCCTGGTACAGAGACCCAGACTACAATCAGGTGATAGGAGGTGTCGGTACATCAATGCACATTACTTGTGGAGCTGCAGATGTAGTCAAGGTTGGGTACAGTCCCACACAGGTAGCTGATATGCTAGAGCGACATCCATTGAGTGAACTGTTTGGGATAGGCCGATACAACACATTCACCCACATAGATATTCGAGGAATGGTCGGTAGACCAGCCCCTGCCAGATGGTAAAGATTACACCAACCACTGTCATGGCCGTTGTAGTCGTGATTCTGTTGGGCTTGGCTGTGCAGTTCTCAATGAGAGCAAAATACTACAGTGGAATCGCAGACTCCCATGCAGAGCAGTTAGAACTCCAAGCCGTTGAACTGGATGAAGCCAAAACTATCGCAGATTCGATTCAGTCACGCCTTGATTTATTAGAATCAAACTATTGGGAAGAATTGGAATACAGAGAATCTCAGCTTGATTCCTTAGTAAGTGATAGAGAAGAGTCACGAAGTGCCTTAGAATCGATTACAGAGGCTCTCAGAGATAGCCTAGCAGACTCAGCACAGGCACAGCTAGACGAGGTAGTCGAAGGCTACGAATTTCAGATTGCATCACTCGAAACTTCTCTGGAAGTGCAACGGGAGATTTCTGCTGCCGAGAGGCTCAGAGCACAGACTCAGAATGAGATGATCGTCAGTCTTAGGAACGTGGTCACAGAATACGAGGATAGGACTCGGATACAGCAATTAGAAATTGAAGCTCTCAGGAGTTCGATTACGCCATCGCTTGGGCTACGCATTAAGGCTGATTGGTGGTTAGCCGTGGCAGGACTAGGAGTGGGATACGCCCTCTGGGGCAAGTGATGTCTACTGTCATAGCGATTGCAGGTGATCTGCACTGTGGATCAACCATCGGGTTGTGTCCAGCTACGGGCATCGAACTAGATGATGGTGGTTGGTATGATCCCTCGGAAGCACAGCTATGGCTATGGGAAGAATGGGAAAAGCACTGGAAAGTTGTGCAAAGCCTAGCACGAAAAAATACCCTACACCTAGTTTTGAATGGTGATTTAATTGATGGAGATCATCACAGGACTTCTCAGATTGCCAGTCCACTGACAGGTATACACATCCGAACAGCTATGGAGTCGTTGGCCGTCCCGTTAGGACTTAAACCGAAACAGATTCATGTAGTTCGTGGAACACCTACCCATGTCGGAAGATCGGCAGAATCAGAAGAAGGGATTGCCAGGGCTTTGTACAAGCAAGGGTGGCCCGTAGAGCAAGACCCCGACACAGGGATGTACTCCAGCTACAGACGTAGGCTAGACATTGGTGATGTCAGAATTGACATTGCTCATCATGGTAGAATGGGCCAAAGGGCGAATACCAGACGCTCCTATAGTTCCCTGTATGCTTTTGATGTATGGGCTGAGAACGCACTAGAGATGTGGCAAGAGATGAAAAGGGGTGACGTACAAAAAGCCTGGGACGAGAAGAGACCCCCAGACTTGGGAATACGCTCACACAACCATCAGTACATGGATAGTGGTTACGATCACAGAGGCGTAACCCGAATGATTTCTTGCCCAGCCTTCCAGCTTGCGACTGAATGGGTCCATAGAATCGCAGCAGAAAATATGGCGAGCATCGGCATACTCGTTATTATCATTAGTGATGATGGGCAGATAGAGGTCAAGCCATTGCTGTCAGAAGTATCACGCACAACACCGATTAAGGGGAAAAAATGAGTCATCTAACGTCCGAACAGATTATGGAAGAGATCGAAAAGGCTTTTTCTGCTGGAAAACAGCGAGATGAAGAGAATGTCTATACGATGAAAGAATTACGATCTCTAATGCAAATGAGTGCCAGTTCTGTCTATGCACGATTGGATGTCTTAGAAGAGGCAGGGCGATTGGACTGCACGACTAAAATCGTAGAGACCAGGAATGTGGGGTCTAACGGCCAGAGAATCAGGAGACCTGTGACTGCCTACAGAATAAAAGCGTCTGAGGAATCGACTGATGAAGGAACCGAATGAATTAGAAAATGTTTTGAGTCAAGCTGTAGAATCATACTTGATTTGCCAAGTTAGGAATAAAGCTAGAGGGAGACCGACTGGTGATCTCTCAAAAAAATATCCCAAGCATTTTAAGAAGTTGCCGAATGGAAAGTTTCGTTGGATCGGAAAATCCCCAGATAGTATCATAGAAGACTACTTAGAGCAGTTTGGATACCCACCTGGAAGCTATTTATGGCATCAATTATCCGAGATGGTCATAAAGAGGGCTAGGAGTCAACCAGAAGAAGACTACTAGTCTACCCTAGCACTAACCCTCGGAACCATCACCAAGTGCCTTAGAACGCTTCCTAGAGCGTCAAATTCTTTCAAGGTCTAGTTCCAAAACCAATTTCAGAAAAAACGGGTCAATTAGGTGTTCAAAACCATAAAATGCAGTTTTAGTGCCTCTCGACTTGAGTCGCTTGTCTAAGATCAGCTCCTCATTTTGGTATTCGTTCAGTACGTCGGGCTCTCCCCACCCACATAACCAGAATGTATTGTAGTCTTTTCTGATAACGATGAACTCAGGCGTTTTAGAGTTTTTGAAAATTAGAGGAAACTTCCCGTGTTCGACTGTTTTGATTCCACACTCGATTCCGAGTCCAGATAAATCCGGCTTATGGTAAGCTGCGGAATCTCCTACAGACCAATCAATAAATGATTCACCCAAGTATTTTTCCACAGCACATTCACCGAGGTAGCCGGTGGTCCACCTTTTATGCTCTCTGTTGCCATCAATAGAATGATGTTCTTCAGTTCGTTTTCGAGCTACTACATTCTCAACCCATCCAGATAGCCTTCTGATAAAGTCATCATCAAGTTTGACTACAACAAATCGGTGTGCAAGAGAATCTACGCACTCCTCATAATTGTAGAGCTCGTTCAGAAATTGTTTATACTGCTCACTCATCACTATCGACTACAATCTCGTCTGGGTCAGAGCTGTCAGATTCCACCTTCTTGAGTGCATTTAGGAAGTCATTACCGATGCTGACCACATTCACTGTAGCGTCCGGCTTGCCGTACTCCTCTCGGTTGTACCTTTCGGACATCCATCTACGTTGCTCTGCTTTTAGCCGGGCAGCCTGGACCGAGCCATCATCTGCATCATCCACTATGGACAGTGCTTCCTCGACTAGACTAGACCCTATGATCTTTTTGTTCTCTTGCCACCTCTGCCATCGCTCGCCCGTTCTATCACTGTGTAGCCACTTGTAGAATACGCCCACGCTAATATGCCCTATGTCGGGCTCAATGTTTTTGAGTAATCGTCCTACGCTTCGCACCTCTAAATACTTCTCAAAAATTATGGGCTCGCCTAGTCCACTTAGAGCTTTATAGGCGGCCTTGATAATCGGTCTCCCTGCCATTCCAATCTCCTCTGTATCTGGGCCATGATTCTATAATCTCATCAAGGCGATTATTTAACTGCTCTCTCGATAGCCTTATTCCATTCTTATCGAACCTCAAGGGATCGTTGCTCGGTAATCCCTTTTTCTTTTCCAGTTCTATTAGAACAGAAAATATGCCTCGTTTTAGATATTGGGCAACTGTATCAGACACTCCCCTTCTTAAATCGAGCCTACTTAGGACTTTTAATAATAGCTCTACTTGGGCCACAAATTCTCCTCGTCTGGGTCTGCTTCACGCACTGACAATGTTCGGTAATCCCATTCAATCGGTATCTCTACAGTAGGGCCGTGCCGGTTCTTAGCCGTCACTAGAAACGTCCGAGCTGTATTCATATCCCTTTCATATCTGCTGTGATCTAGTAAGAGACATAAATCGGAACTGGCTTCCAAAATCATTCCGCCAAAAAGCCCTTGGCTTCGAGGTGTAGAATCGTAGTTGCCCGATGTGGTTCTGTTGAATTGACTCAAGCAAACTATCGTGCATTGGTTGTCCACACCCCATGCTCTCAGCTCGGTTACAATGCGTTGAGTAGCCCGATATATGGCATCCTCATCGCCCGTATTTACGAGTTGCAAGTAGTCAAGTATGAAATACCTACAGCCGTCATCATAGCATGACTTACAGTAGTCCACGACTGACTGCCAAGTGCTTAGAAGTTTCTCTGGAACCCACAGTGGGGGCGAGCCCTCTATCGCTCTCTTGGCATCAGTCCAAACCAGTTCAGAGAATGACCCTCGCTCTAATTTAGATATTTTGGAGTTTGTATGCAGGGCATAGAGCCTAGTCGCTAACTGCTGTGCAGACATCTCTAGGCTGATATAGCCGACACTGGTTCCATGATTCAGTGCTGCACTAGCCATGTTCAACGCCAGTGCGGATTTCCCGAATCCTGGGTTGCCGGCCATTGTGATAAACCACCCTTGGGCAAAGCCCCCACCGCCCCCGTCATCCCTGCAAATACGATTCAGTGTCGGTAGTCCAGTTGGAACACTGACAATTTCCTCTTGCTGTTTAGTCTCGTATTTTTTTAGGAAATCAGGGGCGAGTATATCTTGCTTCACCCTATCCTCGGTGTTGCCCAATCAGGGAGCTCTAGCGTCTGAATTGTTTTTCCATAGGCTTCCCAGGTATCAGTAGCTATGCACTCTGCATATAGCTCTTTTAG